TCATCGTCCGTCTCCCTCCATCATCCCCGTGATCGCCGCCGACGGCGCCAGCGTCCCCTGCTGGCGGACCGCCACCGCCACCGCGCCGCCGGGCAGCGTACCGGCCGGCAGCGTCACCCACGGCATCTCGCTCGCCTGCTGCCGCGCGCCGATCGTCACCGCATAGAGCTCGCGCTCCTCGCCCAGCGGCGCGTCCATGCCGTCCACCCACCGCCAGCCGAGCCGGCTCCGCCGCACCCAGCGCACGTCGCCGCTGCCGTCGCCGCGCCGCACCGCGCGCAGCCGCACCGGAGCCGGGGGCGCGATCGACGTCCCGTCCAGCGTCACCGCCGTGGCGACCGGCGTCGCATCGCCGATCCCGCTCGCCAGCAACCGGATCGTCTCGCCGGCCCGCGCGCGCGGCACCGCGATCGTCGCGACGCATCCCTGCTCGATCAGCGCGAACGCCGTGCCCGCCGGCCACGCGCCGCCGCCGCTCCCGCGCCGCGCGCGCAGCAGCGTCGACAATCGCCACCGCCGCGGCGCGACCTGCGCGGCGTCGCGGAACTGGACCATTTCGGTGCCCAGCACCGCCATGTTCGTGCCCCGATCCAGCGCCGCATCGTCGACCGACGACAAGGTCAGGTCGTCATGCGCCAGCTCCACCTCGATCACGGTCGCGCGATCGACCAGCCACGCCGATCCCGCCGCCGCCGGTCGCGTCAGCCGCCCGACCACCGCCGGCGCCGCGGTCGTGCCCGCCGCCTCCCAGCTCGCCCCGCCGTCCCCGCTCGTCAGCAGCGCCGCCGCGCGCCAGCCCGGCGCGTCGCCGTTCGCGAGCACCGCGATCCGCATCGTGTCGGCGCGCGCATCGTCCAGCGGCGGCAGTTCGGCGGCGACCAGCATCGTCGCCGCCACGCGCCGGTCGGGCGCGGCCAGCACCCGCCCCGGATCGGCGGGCAGCACGATCGACGTCGCGCCCAGCGGGGTCAGCTCCAGCATCACCCCGTTCCCCGCGACTTCGGCGCGCGTCACCCGCCACGGCGCGGCGGTGTCGGCCAGCCGTACCGCATCGCCCGGCGCGATGCCGATCGCGGTGGCGTCCAGCGTCGCGCGGCGCGTCACCCGCGCCCGTTCCGCGCGCTTCACCAGCGCCTGCGCCAGCCCGCGCGCCGCCGCGGCGTCCAGCGCGGCGGGCACGTCGTGCACCGCGTCGCGCCAGCCGCCGCCGGGGCGCTGCGCCTGCTGCACGCCGATCTGATAGTCGCGCGCCGGGTCGTAGCACGACACGCTCACCCGCGCCGGCACGGTCTCGATCGGGCGCCGGACCTCGCCGACCGCGGCATCCGCGTCGATCGCCACCGCCGCGCCGGTGTCGTCGGCCAGCCGCAGCCCCGCGCCCGCCGGCACCCACCACGCCCCCGCGATCGTCGCCAGCGTCTCCAGCGCGCCGCCGACGCTCTCGCCGCTCGCGGCATAGCCCGGCAGCGTCGCCGCCGGCCCCGCCCCGACGATCGCGCCGTCGCCCAGCTCGCGCGCCACGCTGCCGATCGACGGTGCCGCGGCGTCGGCGATCACCTCGAAGCTGAGCGACGGGATGCGGTTGCCGAAGTCCGCCAGCGGCAGGTTCTCGAACACCGCATAGGCGATGCCGCGATACGCCGGCGTGTCGGGCGCCAGCGACGCGATCAGCGGATCGACGCGCTGTTCCTCGCTGCCCGGATACAGCCGGAACCCGGTCGGGGTCTTCCAGTCGCCGGCCGCGCCGCGCAACAGCCGGCCCTCCGCCCAGATCCGCCCGACCGACGCGATCCGCCGCGCCGACAGCGCCACCGCGAACGACGCGGCGTAATGATAGCCGGTCACCCCCGGCTGCCCCTTGCCGCCGCGCGTCGTGCTGCGCGTCTCGATCAGCTCGGTCGCCCAGATCACGCAGCCCGCGACACGCATCGTCCCGAACACCTTCGGGATCTGCGTGCCGTAGGAAGAGGTCTGCACCTTCAGGTCGCTCAGCCGCGGCCCCTGGCGCGCGCGCGGCGCCAGCAAGACGTTGCGGTCGAGCGCCTGCCCCAGCACCCCGCCGATCGCGGCGCCGACCGGCCCGCCGATCGCCCCGCCGACCGTCGTCAGCACCAATGTCGCCATGTCAGTCTCCTTCCGGCGTCCAGCGCCATGCCGCCTCGACCGGCCACGGCGGCGCGCCGCCCCGCGCCACCACGCGCCGCGCCGCCGCGTCGGCATGGACGATCCCGTCCGGCGCGCGGATCGCCAGGTGAAGCTGCAATGCCGAGATGCGGCACAGCAGCACGTCGCCCGTCGCGTCGCCGGCACAGCGCACCATCCCCGCCGGCACCGCGCCGCGCGGCAGCACTCCGCGCGCCAGCGCATAATCACGCGGCAGCGTCACCCGCGCCCCCGCCCGCGCCAGCGCCACCGCGACCAGCCCGACGCAATCCAGCCCGAACGCCGGATCGCGCCCCTGCGCGCGGAACCGCACCCCCACCAGCCCGCGCGCCGCGGCGAACACCCGCGCGCCGCCCGTCATCCGGCCCGTCATCCGCCCGGATAGCGCGTCAGCAGGTCGATCCCCGGCAGGAACGGCTCGCCGCGGAAGTTCGCGACATTGCCGAACCGCGCCGCGCACGTCGCCAGCCGCCGGTCGCACCCCTCGCCCACCTCGACCAGCGTGCCCGCCGCGACATCGAACACCGGCGGCGCGCGCAGCGTCAGCACCGCCCCCGCCGAGCGCTCGATCGCGCCCGACAGCCCGGCGTTCGCGCCGCCGAACCAGCGCAGCACCCCCTCGCCATAGCCGTTGCCGACCGGTTCGGGTGCGTCGATCGTCACCTGCTCGCCCGTGCACGCCACCACCCGCGCGAACCGCCGCCGCGGCGCCATCGCCACCCGGCAGCGCGCATCGCCCAGCGTCGCGCGGCACGCCGGCGACGTCGCCTCGGTCACCGGCCGCTCCAGCCGCGCCTGCACCCCGCGCAGCTCGGCGGTGAATCCCCCCGCGGTCAGCTCCACCTCGCCGATCCGCCCCTCGCCCAGCGGCACCATCGGCCGCGCCGGATCGCTCCAGTCGACCGCGGCCATCACCACCCGCGCCCCGTCCCAGCGCCCGGCGACCAGATCGTCGCGCCGGAACGCCGCATCGCCCAGCGCGCCGGTCACCTCCATCGTGTCCGCCTCCAGCCCCTCGCCGCGCACCACCGCCGACGGCGTCATCCCCGGCGCGGCGCGGTGGACGATCTCGTCCACCGTCAGGTCGCGGTCGTGATCGGTCAGCGCCACCATCACCCCGTCGCCACGCTCGACCCGCCAGCACAGCGCCTGCGTCACCACCCGGTCGCTCATGCCTCGCGCACCTCGACCAGCGGCACCGACGGCGCATTGCCCGCCAGATGCGTCGCGCGCGTCACGCTCAGCCGGTCCTCGGCGAAGCGCACCGGCACGTCGAAGTCGAACGACGCGGTCACCGCCGCGCCCGCCGCCGGCGCCACGTCCAGCGTCACCACGCCACCGTCCGCCAGCGCGAACGCCTGCGTCGCGACGCCCGCCACCGCCACGCGCACGCTGCCCGCCACCGGCCGCGTGATCCGCCGCACCGCCGCGCCATAGCGTCGCACCAGCGGGAATATCCGCGTCGCGCCGTCGCCGACACCGATCGCCTCGTTCGTCACGCGCCAGTCGAACGGATCGCGCAGCCGGAACGCGCGCGCCGGCCCCATCCGCGCGCGGAAGAACGCCAGCAGCGTCGCGACGTCGCTTTCGCTGCGCACCCCCGGTCCGACGTCGTAGCGCGTCCGCGCCGCCGCCCAGCCGATGCGCCGCGTCTCGCGCCCGCCCGCGCTGGTCGTCACCCCGGTCGAAAAGGTCGGCGTCACCTCCGCCTCGCGCCCCAGCGCCAGCGGGAACATCACGTCGTCGAACGCGTCCACCGCACCCTCCTCCTGCCAATAGACCAGTCCGTCGCGCAGCACCTGCGGCAGCGCCCACAGATAGACGCGCGGCACCCCGCGCGCCTGCGCCGCCCCCGCCGCCGCGACGATCGCGCCCCATTGCGCGCGCTGCTCCGGCCGCAGCACGAACCCCGAGAGATACTCCTGACGCGCCGCCGGATACCCCAGCCGCACCGCCGCCGCCGCCGCACCGCGCGCGCTCGACGCGGTATCGCCGTCGGTCACCCAGTCGTAATCCTCGAGCTGGAGCACGTCGAACGCCGGCGCCGCCCAGCCGATCGGCATGTTCATCCGCTTCACCTCGGGCGCCGCTGCGTCGAGCACCGTCGGCAGATACGTCAGCAGGTAGGTCGTGCACCCCGGCGCGGCCGCCTCCACCGCCGCCGCCAGCGCCGCGGTCGACGCCGCCAGCGCCGCGCCTGCGCGGTCCAGCGTCGCGCGCTGTGCCGCATCCAGCGCGCCGCGCACGCTTGGCACCGCCACCGGCGCGAACGCCGCCCGCGCGCTGTCGTCGTAGATACACGGCCGCGCACCGTCGGGGGTCACCCACCACCACGGCTCGCCGATCTGGAAATGCGGCGCCAGCCCCGCCGCGATCCCGATCGCGACGAACGCGCGCGCGATCGCGTGCAGATACGCCATCGCCGCGCCGTTCGTCGGCGACAGCAGCGTCGACGGCGGCACCCATCCGGTCAGCGCCGGGGTGCCGTCCGCCGCGCGCTGCTTCCACCCCGCCGGGCAATGCGCATCGAACAATTCGTACGACAGCGACCAGATCAGGTCGTAGCCGAACAGCTTCGCGCGGCGCGCGAGGTCGCGGTGCCATGCCGCACACGCGACGTTCAGCCCTCCCTCCACCTCGCCGCCGCGCAGCCGGAAATAATGGCTCATCCCCACGTAATGGACGATGCCCCCCCGATAGCCGAGGTGCAGCACGTTGCGCAGCAGCCGCGCGGGCGTCAGGTTATAGCTGTCGTCATAGCCGCTCGCGATCCGCAGGTCGTGTTCGGGCAGCACCACGTCGCCGACCGCGATCACCGTGCCCGCGCCGTCGCACGCGACGTCGCTCAGCTCCGGCCACGCCTCGACCGGCCCCGGCAGCGCCCCGCCCGCCGCGTCGTACCCCGGCGCGACCAGTGACACGAACATCCGGTCGACGTCGCCCGCCCACACCGGATCGCGCTCGCCCGGCAGCAGGAACCCGCCGTCCACCGCGGCGAAGTCGATCGCGATCCGCGCGTCCTCGGGCGTGCCGGTGGCGTAGTTCCACAACCGCACGTACCACGCCCGCGCCCGCCCCGTCGCGTCGCGCCCCTCGATCGTCAGCACCGGGCCGTTCACCGCGTCCAGCGGCAAGATCCCCGCCGACCGCCACCGGAACGACAGCCGGCACGCGCGATAATCGCGCGCGGTGTCGTAGCGCAGCAGCGGATGGTCGTGGCGGTCCTCGCTCTCCCAGATCAGCCCGGCCAGATCGTCGCGCTGGTAGAAGACCGCATCGACGCGCAGCGCATCCGCGGCGATCGTCGTCACCGCCGCCATCATCGGCCGCGGGAAATTGACCGTCCAATAGGCCGGGTCGAAGCGCGTCAGCACCCCCGCCGCCTGCGCGGCACGCGCCGCCGTCAACCAATGCCCCATCACCCCGCCTCCGTCAGCGCGGCGCGCACCGCGCGCGCCACCTGCCGCCCCGATCGCGCCATCGCCTCGGGGGCGCCCGCGCTCCCGGCGTTGATCGTGATCGCCACCCGCACGTCGCGCGCGCCCGCGCCGCCCAGCACCGCCACCTGTCCGCTGCTGGTCGGCACGAACACCTCCGGCCCGCGCTCGCCGACCAGATAGGCGCGCCCCGGGCTCACCGGCCCGCCGGTCGCGCGGCCGGGCAATCCCAGCAGCCCGGTCAGCACGCCGCCCAATCCACCGCTCCCCAGAACGCTGCCGATCCCGCCCTTCAGCGCCGCCGCCGCAATGTCCGCCATCGCGCCCAGCGCCACCGCGCGCAGGTCGTCGAACCCCAGCTTGCCGGTCCGCACCGCGCGCGCCAGCGCGGTCTCCACCGCGCGCCCGGCACGATCCGCGCCGCTGGCCAGCGGCCCCTCCAGCGTGGCGCGCATCGCCGCCACGTCGCGCGCGAAGCCGCCGGTATCGGCGCGCACCCCGATCACCAGCCGGTCGATTTCCTCATCCATCCGGAAAAGCCTCCTGCAATGCCGCGATCGCCTGCCGGTCGGGCGGGGTCGCGCCCTCCGGCACGCATGCGCGCACCAGCGCCGCCAGTTCGTCGGGGGTCGCCTGCCAGAAATCGTCCGGGCGCCACCCGAACGCCACGCCCGCCAGCCCGGCCAGCCGCCGCGCCGCATCGGCGAACGTCGTCATCGCCCCGCCAGGATCTGCCGCAGCAGCACCTTGAGCGCCGGGGTGGCCGCGCCCAGCCCGGCCTCGACCACCGCCTCGCCCAGCGCGTCGCGGGTCAGCGCGGCGGGCGCGGCGTGCCGGCAGTGCCAGAACAGCCCCACCAGCTCCGCCAGCCCCAGCCGCCCGTCCGCCGCCCGCTCGACCAGCGCGAACAGCGACCCCAGCTCCTGCTCCGCCGCCACCAGCGCCGCGAACGTCGGGCGCAGCACCAGCGGCTCGCCGGCCACGCGCACCGTCGCTTCGCCCCGTACCGGATTGGGCACGTGATCGGGGACCGGGCTCACGCGCTCACCACCTGGCCGGAGCTTTCCAGCGCGATCGTGTAGCTGCGCTCGCCGTTATAGTCCCCGGCATAGTCCAGCCGCGTGACCAGGAAGCGCCCGGTCATCGTCTCGCCGCTCTCGAACGTCAGCCGGTAATCGTCGAGCGTGCCGGCCAGCGCGCTCGCCTTCACGCGCGCCTCCGCCGCCGATCCGGTGAACACGCCCGCCGCCGCGACGCTCACCGATCGCACCCCCCGCACCCGACAGCAATTCGCGCCACCCGCCCGAATCCTTGCTGGTCACCGCCACCGCCTCGCCGTTGACGCTCAGCTGCGTCGTGCGCAGCCCCGCCACCGTCCGGTACGCCACCGGGCTGGCGCCATCGCCGACCTTCAACAGGAACGCACTGCCCTTTTCCGCCGCCATCTCAATCCTCCGCCATGATCCGCACCCGCACGTCGACCAGCGCCGCCCAGCGCCCCGCTCCCTCGCTCAGCAGCACGCTGCGCACCGGCACCGCCGTCACCACCCGCCACCCCGGCACCGACGGCAGCGACAGCAGCGCCGCCTCCGCCGCCGCCGCCAGCGCTTCCGCGCGCGCGCCGCTCTCGCCCGCGTCGCGCACCGCCACCCCGATGCGCAGCTCGCGTCCGGCGCGGTCCTTGGTCCCCCAGTCGCCGGTGCTCCAGTCGCGCAGCGTCAGGAACGGCACCGTCCCCTGCGCGCCCGCGCCCTCGAACACGCGCGTCACCGCCACGCGCTCGCGCAGCCGCGCCAGCACCGCCGCGCGCATCACTGCCGCCACCACGCCAGCGACGGATCGTCGACCCAGCGTCGCTTGAGTCCGCGCGCGGCGACCGCCACGCCGTCGTCGCGCTCCTCGATCTCCGCGCGTGGCAACCGTTCGCGCAGCCGCTCCGCCAGCAGCGTCCGCGCCCGCGCCAGCCCGCGCTCTACCGCGCGCCTCATGCGTGCACCGGCTGCGCCAGCCGCACGCTGCGGAACGGCCGCCACAGCGCGCTCACTGCCGCCGGCACCGGCGCGCTCCCCGCGCGGTCGGTGAACAGATGCGCCGCCAGCATCGCCACGCCCTGCCGCAGCGGGGCGGGCAACGCCGCCCAGCCGCCCGCCAGCCCGGCGGTGAACGTCACCCGCGCCGCGCCCGCGGCCTTCACCCAGCCGACGCCCTCCGCATCGATGTCGACCGCGACGCCGGTGCCCGCGATCGTGCGCACCGGCACCACCGGCAACGCCTGCCACCCCGCCGCCGCGGCCATGTCGACCACCAGTTCGCGCACGATCAGCACGCGCCCGGTGAACTGCTCCGCCAGCCCCAGCGCCGCCTCGACGAACGCGATCGCCAGCGCGTCGTCGTCGATGCTCGCCGCGCGCAGTTCCGCGCGCACCGCCGCCAACGCCAGCGCGCGATCCGCAGCACCCAGCGTCACCGCGCCGGGCTCCCCCGTCACGAATGTCATGTCGTCCCTGTCCTTCCGTCATCGCGCGCGAAGCGACGCGATCCAGAGCCACGCGCGCCGCCGTCGCCCTATCCAACCGGCAACGCCGTCAGACGGGGACGGCTTGCGCCGCCCCCGCTGCCCGGCCTTGCCGTGTCCTGCGATTGCTTGTGCAATCGCAGGCTCAGGCCGCGGCGAACTTCAGCAGCTTGATCGCCTCGCTGTTCGACACGCACCCGCCGACGCGCTTCGTCGCGTAGAAAGTGACGAACGGCTTGTTGCTGTACGGATCGCGCAGCACATTGGTCTCGCTGCGCTCCGCGATCAGATAACCCATGCGGAAATTGCCGAACGCCACCGCGTTGCTGCCCGCCGCCACGTCGGGCATGTCCTCGGCCTCGACCACCGGATAGCCGAGCAGCGTCGCGGGCTGCCCCGCCAGCAGGCTCGGCTGCCACAGGAACTGGCCGTCGCTGGTCTTGAACTTGCGGATCCGCGCCGCGGTCGCGGCGTTCATCACGAACGTCGCGCCCTGCCGGTACGGCGCGCGCAGCGCCTGCACCAGGTCGATCAGCCGCTCCGCCCCGCCCGCGCCGAAGTCGCCCGCGGTGCCGGTCGCGACGTGCTGCAACGTGCCGAACGCGCGCGTCGCGTCGCCCGTCGCCGCGGTCGGGGACTGCATGAACCCGCGCGGGCGGTTGACGCCGTTGCCGTTGACGAACGCCTGCCCCTCGGCCTTGGCGAACTCCGCCGCGATCTCGCCCGCCAGCCACGCCTCGACGTCGAACAGCGCGTCGTCCAGCATCGCCTGGCTGGCCGAGGGGTTGGCGAACAGCTCCCCCATCGGCGGCGCGATCTCGACGAACGTCGGCGTCGCCGACATCGGCCGCGCATCGGTTTCCGCCGCCCAGCCCGACGGCGTGCCGCCGGTCGTCACCAGCTTGCGATACCCCGCCGAGCCGACCTGCACGACGTTCGCGATGCTCCGGATCGGGCTGGCGCTCTTCAGCACCGCGTCGATCTGCGCATCGATCTCGCGCGGGATCGCATAGCCGCCCTGGTCGCCGGTCGTCCCCGTGAACGCCTTCTGCTCGATCACCGTCCCGGACCGCACGAAGCCGTCGAACGCCCCGCCGCCCTGCACCCGCGCGCCATCCAGCACCGGGCGCGCCACCACCGTGTCGTTCATGCTCTTCTCCGTGGAAAGGGGATCCCCGCGACCCCCGTGAAACCTCAAATCGCGGTGATGCGCTCGATGCGCGCCGCGGGTTGCATCGGCACCGCCACCACGCTGATCTCGACCAGCTCGGCACGCCGGATCGCGCGCCACGCGCCCTGCTCGACGACACGCGCGCGATACCCGACCGACAGCCCCGGCAGCGCGCGCGCGCACCAGCCGCGCGACGG